GCCCAATTAAAAGCACTTGTATAGCTTGGTAGTGGATAAATGTCTTGTCCTACTTGGTGATTCTCGTAAACATACAACTGCTCTGTATCTTTGCAATGTTTTGAGTAGCGTTTAATGGTTCTAATTTCAATTTGACTCCACCAATCATCACAAATAAAGTAGTTTTCTCCGTCTTTGTCACGTCTTACTTTCTCAGAACCTATTGATTTGACTCCTACTAAGTCGCCTAAACTATTAAAACGTAAAATAAAATACTTTCTATTATGTAATAATACGTCTTTTGTGATTGTGTGTAAAGACTTTTTTAAGTTTAAACGTCTTTCGATTGAGTAAACTTCTACTTTGTCCACCGCCGTAGCATTTTCATCTACCTTTAACTCATAACCACCACCGATAATAGCGTTAGTTTTAAAGTCAATGATTGATGAATGTAAGGGACTTGTGTAGTAAAGTTGGTTAATCATTTGCGGATAAAGATTGTCGTCGCCAAATCTGATGTATCCATTAGTTTGTTGCCTTGCGTTTACATACGGAAGACTTAAATTTCCACCTTTAACTTTTAAAAATGGTGTTGAGAAAGATTGGTAGCTTGATGTTTCTGTCATCTCTACGCTTGTACTCTTTCCAATGTTGAATCCAAATAATTTCATTCGTAAATTGAGTTTATTACTACTCCACTGACAACCATACGCCCTTCTTCAACCGCTATCAAGCCAGTTTCATCGTCAGGTAAAGTCTCACTTTCATAGATTGTATATGTATATTGCCCAATGCTAAACGAATCGCTTGTCGTTTCATCCATTAGGAATAAGTTATATCTGTTTGTATGTTCTGAAATGTCAGTACCAACCCATAAAATAGGGTCACTTGCTTTGTTGTACTCATTTTGAAACACGAATAAATAATAAGGATTGCTTATTGTAGTCGACTCCGACAAAGTCAAACATATTTTATTCTCTTGATTTTTTTCTATGTAAATCATAACTATATTGTTATAAATAACAAATTCGTTTAAAACAAAAAAACCCCCACCAATAAAGATGAGGGAATTTTAAAAGTGCTAAAAGAAATTAAGCAACGATACCAGCGATAATATCTGCATCTACTTCTTTTGCTAAATATAAATTCTCAGCTAAGATTGTAACTGAGTAAGATGAACCATCAGCTTTAGCCGTTCCAGAACCTTCAGATACTGCACTGATTTGTGCGTATGGGAAGTACCAGTATTTCTCATTTGCATCTTTAACGATTACCGCTAAGTCTCTTTGTCCTTCTCCAAGAATTTTAATTGCTCTTGATTTAGACGCTTCACGTCTTGAGAACATTAAAGTAATTGTAGCAGTAACGAATTGAGAACCTTTTACTAAGTCGTTAGATTCTTCTTCTGTGTAGTTACCAGAGTTTCTTCTGATTTCAAAAGGAACGAAGTCTGGAGAACAAGTGATTGCGTCAATTGTCCAAGTCGCTTCAGTTTCTGTAATTGCAGTTACGTTAGCTTGGTCATTAATGTAAACAGCAGTGATTCCACCGATGTTAGCATCACAACCTTTTGTTATTGTTGTAAGTGTTGTACAAGCCATTTTAAATATTATTTACAAAAAAAAAGGTGGCGTTTATTGCACCACCCTTTCTTTTAAGTTATTATTAATTCTTATGAGTAAAGAACGATTTCTGTTGGGTTAACATAAGCAAAACCAACTTTCAAATTCGCACGTGTACGTAAGTAAGGCTCAGCAACCGTGTCAGACAAGTTAACTGCTTTCAATGCTTTTCCGTCTCCCTCTCCGTCAAATGCGTAGATTAAGTTATTTTTCAAAGTCAAGACCATTGTGTCAACTGGCATACCTTCAGCAACTACAACTTTAATTCCTAAGAAAGTCAAAGCTAAAGGAGTTGTAATGTATGTTTGAGTGTTACCAGATGCAGTCGCAAGTTCTAAAGCGTTAGCAACGTTTGGAGAAACGTACAATCTCAAGTCTGCTTTTTTACGGCTGATTGTTGCTGGAGCTGCATTTAATACTTTAACGATTTCAGTGATAACATTTGCAGAAGTGATTGTTGTATTTGCAACGTCAACTACTCCACCATCAGCTAATAATTTTTTGATGTAACCATCACACAAAGCAAGTGTTTCGTTTGCACTTGTTGTGTCTCCTTGCCAACGAATGTACTCAACAGATTCTTGGATTTGTTTAGCCATTTCATCCCAGTAGTAAGACATAAAAGAAGCAACAGAGAAATCTCCGTTAGAACCTTGAGCCATTTGTAAAGCTAAGAAAGATTGCTCTAAGTCAAACTGACATAATTGAGCCATAGCAGATAATGAACAAACATCAATATCAACTGCGTCTAAAGCGTCAGTTGGTGCAGTAAAGTTACAAGTTGCTGGTTGTAAGATGTTACCGAAAGTAACGTTTGCCAATTTAGTAGCAGACTTAATTCCAGGCAATGAACGATAGTTGTCTACGATGTCTTCAGAGATGTAAGAACGACCATAGAACTCGTTAGGGTTAGGACATAACAAAGCGTTTGTTTCAATGTCCAAATCAAATTTAAGATTTCTTTCCATTTTATTATTTGTTTAAAAATGCACTTCTATATGCACTGAATTTAGCGTGAGCAGATAATTTAGTTTCGACTACTTCTTCCGTTGGCTCAACTTCAACTTCTAAAGAGTTTTTAAGTTCTGCAATCAATTGCAATACTTCGTTAATTTTTTCGTCAATTAAAGGCATAACGATTGATGTGATAGCTTCTGAGTCCATAGCTGGGTCGATTGCCATAGCAACTTCTTCTTCAACTTTTTCTTCTTCAACTACTTCTTCCATCGCTACTTCTTCTTCGACTGGAGCGTCAGTCGCTGGCTCATCTGCCATTGCAACTTTCTCTTCCATTTCTACATCTTTAATCTCAACAACTTCTCCGTCTTTTACGACATAGATTTTGTCTTCGATTTGATGCTCTCCATCTGGTAGCTTCATACTATATTTGTTTTGTGATTGCTTTTTTGCGTCTTCCAACTTCATACCTAAAAACCCCTCAATCGAAAATCCTACTTGTCCGCTTTCAACTAACTTAGTGTAATACTCTTTGTCAGTAATTTGTGCAGTCAACATTAAAGTTCCTTTTGGTACGCTAATTCCGTACGAAGAAAGTGATTTGTCTTCCATTGGGTTTTCAACTATCCACGCTTCAAGAATGTACGCTGGTACTTCTTTGCTTTTGTCGTGTTCTAAATTAAAAAGATTTTGGTTGTTTAAGTTGAACATAAACTTAGAAAAGATTTGCTCTATTTCTTGTTCAGTAAATTCAACAAAGTACTCCTCTCCATCGTCATTTCTATAAATCTCCATAGGAATCATTGCCGGTGCAACAATACGCATTTTCGGTTCATCTTGAAATTGAAAAATTTGTTGGGAGTTGAAAGCCATTCCTTTAATTTTAACGGCTGGTTTTGAAGTGAAAGCGACTTGCTCAATTCCTAACTCATTACCTTCAGAATACTCTGGGTCAATAGTTATTTTATAAATTGGTAAATCTGTATTCATAACAATATTGTTTTATAATTGTTAAGTGTTTAAAAATTTGTATATTTGAAGAAAAAAACGTATGGTAAAAATTAAAGAATTTGATGTTAAGAACGAAATCAATGAATTTACAATTGAGCAGTTCGAGAATGTTTCTCGCATTTTAAATGATGAGGATGTGGAAAAGTTTGAACGTTGGGCTAACCTTTTAATTTATTTAGGTGTACCAGAATCCGATGTGTACGATTTGGAGTTTAGCGAGTTTGTGGAATATATTAAGATATTCTCAGACACTAAGGTTAAACCATCAAACGAGTTTTGTAAAGTGATTGAGTTAGATGGATATACTTACACATCGCACGAAGACGAATTGAAAATCTCAGTGCGTGAAATGAAAATGATTGAGAAGCAAGTATCTAACCATCCACACAATTACATTAGCTACTTGATGTCGGTATTGTTTAAGCGTAACGACTTAACTAAAGCTGAACACTACGCAGATGCACACATCAAACAAAAGGCTAAATTGTTTAGTTCTCTTTCTGCTGAACTTGCAATACCTTATGCTACGTTTATTGGTTTAAAATTATCTAACAGACTACAAAATGCACCTACCGAAGTCGTGGAATAACGTAAGTGTAGAACAATTTATGGAATTGAAAGGGTTGCAAGTTGACTCTTTCGATTCTATATTTGATTTTCACGTAGAAGCAATAAGCATCTTGTCCGATACTGACATAAATGATGTTTACGATTTGGATTTTGATGAGTTAACGGAACTAATAAAAGAGATTAACTTCATAAATCGTGACCCAAATAAACCAGTAAATCGGATAATTGCCGATTTGCACTACATAGGTTTACAAAATTTAAAAGTTGGAGAGTTTATAGACTTAGAACATTACTTTACTAACAACTATTATGCTCATTTGTCAGACATTTGCAGTGTTCTTTATAGAAAGAAACGTTTTGATGAGTGGGATAATGAAGTAATTGAGCCTTACGAGTACGATATTGAGCAAAGAAAACAACTATTTAAAGACGTAAAATGTACCGATGTATTCGGAATAGTGCAAGAGTATATAAAATTCCGTGAAAACTTTATGGAAGTATATATCAATCTATTTCAAGAACCAGCAACAGA